GGTGCTTTTTGCTTGTAATTCATTCGTCAATGATGAGGATGCGAAAGTCGGTCTTGTCTCCCGGACAGAGCTTGCGGCTGACAACCCGGACGACTCCGACTCGCTGGGATGGAAGATTGACTACGAGTTGGATTGCCTTCCCGAATGGATGGTGGGGATCAAAGGCAGGGATTGGACGCGGAATCGGAACAATCACACTTGGGCACACAAGTGGACGGGGTCCTCAATCGCTGCTGGCGCGGCGACCGGCAACATCTTCCGCGGCGGTCGTCTGACTTACGCTGTGATGGACGAATTCGCCTTCTTCAACAAGGGCGAAGACACGGAGGCTTTGAATTCGAGTCACGGTTCAACGAACTGCCGAGTGTTCGTGTCGACGGTCAACGGCTGTCACAACGAATATTACAACGTGATGCACGAACCGTCGGCGATGGTGCCGGTCGTCATCGACTGGAAGCAGAACGTTACGCGGAATCGCGGCTTGTACGTGATGAAGCGGGGGAAGCCGGTTGCGGTCGACCCTGTGAATAATCCGTTGCCGTCGCACTACAACCCACCGACAAAGGAAGTGCTCGACCTGTTCTCGAGATTGCGATCGCGGGGATTCAATCTTGAGAAGAACAAGGACGGGGAGCGAATTCAGCGGAGTCCATGGTACGACCATGAGTGCGATCGCGCTGGGATGACGCCGCAGTCTATCGCTCAGGAGCTTGACCGGGATTATGGCGGATCGTCGTTCTTGGTGTTTGGCAACGAGTTCATCAAGGCGGTTCACCAGTCGATTGCCGTCCCGACCCACACCGGCAATTTCTCGGTGACCAGCCATGTTGAGGATGGCGAGATGGTAATGAAAGCCGAATTCCAGGAGATCCGGAGCGGTCCGGTCGATCTTTGGGTTCCGCTGAACGTCCAGGGGCGACCACCGAAAGGGATGTACGCGTTGTCGGCTGACATTTCATCCGGTCTTGGCGGGAGTCACACCAGCAATTCGACGTTGTACGGATCCGACCTGTCGACCCACGAGCAGATTTTGGGGTATGCGGCGAACACGATCGAACCGTCGGAATTTGCTGACCTTTCTGTTGCTGCAGCGCTGTGGCTTTACGGTGCGTATTTGGGGTGGGAATCCAACGGCCAGCAGGGCGGTGCATTCACCAAGCGGATCAAGGATCTGAAGTACCCGAACTGTTATCGCCGTCATTCGTTCAAGAAGAAGAAGCGGACTGTCACGACCGACTTGGGTTTCCACACGGACGATTATTCGAAAGGGATCATGTTTTCGGAGATGACCCGGGCTGTTCGTGCTTCCGAAGCGATCGTCAAGTGCAAGAAACTTGCGTTGGAATTCCGGCAGTACGTGATGATCAACGGGAAGATTGAGCACGCCCAAAGTCTGACGACGAAGGATGATTCGAGCAAAGGGAAGGCCCACGGTGACCGCGTGATTGCTTTCGGGGTGAATTGTCAGCAACTGCTAGATCGTCCGAGCGAATACGTTGGGGTTATTATGGACGAGCAGGGAAAGGCGATGGTCAAATCTCAGTCAATCAGCGGGACGATGGCGGAGCGTGTGGACATGTACCGTCAGGAGGATCGGGCAGCAGAACTCAACAAAAGGCGGGACAGATGGGTGGGCAGTGTGCTGAAGAGAAGACGATGAGCCAATACTTTCTGTCCGGGAAACCGGTCAAGAGTATCTGGATTTCCAACGTCCAGAACCCCTATTTGGCGCGGCATCTAATCATCCCAGCGCGTCGCGTGATTGGCTTTTGGTCGTACCATTCTTTGGCGATCAGGGATAAAGCCCGTGTTTGTGGGCTTTCTCCGGGGGAATTTATTGGATTGAATCGTATGCTGTGGACGTGCGATAACGTAGCAGTTTCGTTTTGCAGGAGAAACGGTCTTCCGGCATCGGCATCGGTGTCGCTGATGAGTCGGTTCAACTGCCCGGAATGCCACAAACCAATCGTTTCCTTGCCGTGCATCTTGTGTTGGTGTGGGGAGGACGACGACCCAGACGTAAAGTAGGAATCCCAGATGTATTCAATGCCGGTTGTAGACGACGATTCGGAAGCCGACTTCTCTCCAAAGTCCATGTACGAAAACGTCAGGGATGGCGAGTACATGCCCGATCGGCTGCGAGTCAGGCCGGGAGTTTATACCGGCGAAGGGCCTTTTGCCTCTCGAGCGCCTGCCGACGAAGACCGGTTGGAAGAACTGTTTGGCGGCGGCGGCGGATTGCGGTACGACGGCGATCAATCTCGGTTCATGCGATCGGTTGAGCGATCGTACCGCAGTCTCGAGCCATTCCGTGAGATGAATCACAGTCTGACGGAGCTTTACGGCGGTTCCTCCTACGGCGAGGACGAAAATCATCCGAACCGCTATTTGAATCTGATACAACAGGCTGTTGAAGCTGCTCAGATCAATCTTGTGTCGGACAAGCCTCGGGCGCTGGTGTCGACCGAATTCCCTCAATACAAGGCCTTTTCCAAGCACTTCCAGCGTGCGTTGAACGCGCTTGTGAAGGAAATCCACCTTCCGGAGACTCTGGAACAGTGGATCATGGACGCGTACTTCTGTGTTGGCATCATCAAAACCCACATGGCCAATGCTGGGATGGTCCAGGTCGAGACAGATTTGTGGATGGATCCTGGTCGGCCGTTTGCTTCGAACATCGCTCTGGACGACTTCGTTTACGACATGAAGGCGAACAAGTGGTCGGAAGTGCGGTACGCCGGCGACATGTACCGATTGTCGTGGGAAGAGGCGATCGACATTTTCGGCGAAGATGCGATGTCAGATCACCAGCCGTCGACGTTGACCCAGAACGACGAGCGAGATCGTGTCGAGGGAATGAGTCGGTCACAAGAGAATGACCAAGACGACTTGGAGGACATGATTGATCTGATCGATCTTTGGGTTCCGCGGCACGGGGTCGTTTACACGTACGTCATCCAAGACAGGACGAAAATGTCCCTGGCCGGACCCGGTCCGATTGCTGTCGAGGAATGGACGGGCGACGAGCTTGGACCATACCACCTTCTCGGCTTTCACGATGTTCCGGAAAACATCATGCCTTCGTCGCCGGCGGCGAACTTGGAATTGCTGGAAACGCTTGTGAACGACCTGATGCGGAAGGAATCGACACAGGCTCGAGCCCAGAAGACGGTCACGACGTACACCGCTGGCGCTGCGAAGGACGTCCAGAACGTTGCGATCACAGAAGACGGCGGAACGGTTTGCGTGAACGATCCGAACGAGATTGGTCAATTGACGTTTGGCGGCGTTGACGCCGGGACCCACGGTTTCATGATCGGCGGCATCGAACTGTTCGACCGGATGGCCGGCAACCTTTCCGCACAACTGGGACTCGGCGCCCAAGCGGGGACTCTCGGACAGGACAGGCTGATCCACGGAGCCGCGTCGCGGAAGGTCGACAAAATGGGCAAGCGGGTGATTGAGAAGACTTCCCGCCTGTTTCGCTGCCTCGGCATGATGCTGTGGCAAGACTCGGTCAAGGAAATTGTGATGGAGATTCCGATTCCCGGGACGAGCATTACCGTTTCCGAAGTATGGAAGCCTGGCGATCGGGAAGGGAACTTCATTGACTTCAACTTCGACGTCGACATTTACTCGATGCGATACGAGGGTCCGGAAGAAAAGATCCAAAAGCTTACGACCGTCGTCCAGCAAGTCATCATGCCGTTGGCGCCGTACCTTCAGCAGCAAGGAGGGATGGTCGACATGTTTGCTTTGGTCGAGACGTTCTCCGAACTGATGAACCTTCCTGAGTTGCGGAATGTGGTCAAATTCATGGGCGGATCTGGCGATGACATGGAACTGCAACCTTTGACCAAGGTTCCGTCGTCGCCTCCCAACGGCACGCGCCGGTATGTCCGGGAGAACGTTTCTGCCGGACAGAATAGTCCGATGGCCCAGTCATCGCAGATGATGAATGCAGCTGCGACGGCCGGTCCTCAAACACCTGGGGGAATGACCTGATGAAAAGACGATCGTGGTTCAAATCAATGGTTGCGACATTGATCCCATGCTTCCTTACCAAGAATCAATCTGTCAGACCTGAAACCCTCCGCTGTATGCGTTGGCAATGCGATCACACTTGGTCAGTCTTGGTGAAGCAAAGCGATGTGTTTTCGGAAAGTGACTGGATTATCTGCCCAAAATGCGGTCATGGAATCAACTTAGTGCAAGCGTTCATCCACTACAAAGAGCATGGGGCTGCCCGGGATGATCCAAAACCTCTCCCATGGAAGAATTATTCCTTCGAGTATTCAAATGAGTAAATGCAAGCCTTTGCCATGCGGATACAAGTGGTGGACCGGCGAAACAGAGTGCTCTATCTGCAACCACGTCCAGGTTTCAGTAATTGCGATCGAGGAATCTTACGACGAACCGATCGTTTCTTTGGAGTGTGGCGAGTGCCACAACATGACCAGTCACCCCGTGGAGGATGAAGACGAATGAACACCGAATCAAGCCCTTCTGTCATTGCAGACAAACTTGAAGGGAAGTGTGGAAAATGCAAGGAAAAGATTGTGTTTGCCATAGAACCAGGCAAATACATCCATCCTGACAAGTCGATAGCCTGTCCGCACTGCCAAAAGGAAATCAATGTCCGCGTGACGCTCGGCCTGAAAAGGCGGACACCTGAAGAAATCGACGCGTTGGTTGACGATACGCTGATGACCGATGCTCAGTTGTCCGAGTGGGCAACAAATCAAATGTTCAAGTACGCACCTGAAGGAACCAAGGCAGTTGTCATTGATAACGATGGGAAGATCCAAGAACAAACGAAAGAAGAAGTCATCCAACACCACCGGGATTCCGTTCAAGATGGACGACGGGACGATCATCTACGTGGACTTCCACCAGGCGATGAAAGCCCGGGACGGGTTCTTGGAGGTGAAACCGGGAGTGTGGGCGCGACGGACGAACCGGCCGACGCAGAAGATCAAGACGAAGAAGGTTGCCGGCCGGACGGAGATTGTTAGCGACGCGATGGGCTTCGGCGAACACCAGTTTGCGGAGATGGAGGAACATCGCAAGCGCAACAACTTCACGGACATCGAATTCCGGCGGGACCCCGAAACCCACTTCTATTCCGTTGTCTGCGGAAGTGAGAGGTCGAAAGCCGAGTACATGAAGTCTCGGGAATTCACCGACCAGAACAGTCGGAACGGCGGCGGACAGGCAATTTCGGCGAAGGACATCCGGGACGCCTGCGAGATCTTAGGGCGTGTTGCGGACAAGAAGAAACGCAAGAGCCTGAAACCAAGCCGTTGATTTTTTTATGACCGCCTGCCTACAACAACAGCACTCAAAACCCTTGTTTTCCTAAAAGGAACAGAAAATGGCCCGATCAATCAGCCTTACCCCCGCTCAAATCGCTCGCGCAAAAGCCGACTTCGGTGACGATGGGGCTTCATCGCTACCCAACGGCAAACTTCCAGGTTCGCAGGATCCGCCGCCCGGCGCGCGACGACCGTCGGCCGCTCCTCAGCCTGAACAATACGAAGGCGACGACGACCTTGACGATGAACCTCTCCGCCGTACCAGTGCCTCCAACGACACCGGGGACCGAGACGAAAAGGACTACGCTCCCGAGGACGGTTGGTCGGCTAGCGATGACACTGGATCGGACTTCTACGACGAGCGGGGTTCCTCGATCGACGAGTTTGACGACGAAGAACTTGACGATGACGATCCGGATGCTGCCAAGTGGTACGAGGATCCGGACACGATTGAATTCGCGAAAAGCTACGGTCTTTCGGAAGACGACATCAAAGACCTGTCGAGTCGAGAAGAGTTGGACCGGTTTGGTCGGATGTACGACCAGAACCTCACAGCCGCCGGCGGACCCGGTTACCAACAATTCCAGCAACCGGCGCCGCGGACGAACAACCCGCTTTTGCCCGGATACCGACCGGAGAACTCTCCGCAACAACAGCCTGAGCAGACAGAGCAAAGCGATACCCCGAAGTTCAAGAAACGCGACATCGCGAAGATGAAGGAGGAAAACTATTCAGAAGACGACATTATGATGGCGGAACAGCACAATCTGATCATCGAAGAACGGGAGCGTGAAGCGGCTCGTCGGCAACAGGAGGATGAGATTCGCAAGCAACAGGAAACTGACCGCGTTTTAATCGAATTCCACCAATCGCTCGACGGGATGGATCAGAACACTTTCGGTCGCGTCGTCGGCAAAAACGGTTCGGTGAACCAGGATCTCGGAGGCCTTCATACGGCAAACCGCCAAATGGTTCTGAGCAAGATGGCCAGCATGTACGACGCCCTGGAAAAGCAGGGGCAACGAAACATTTCCGTTGCGCAGCTGGCAAAGCGGGCTGTGAACGTGGTGTTTGGCGAGGTTGGGACAACGCCGCGAGTTGCGAACCAAACCGGCAAAACACGGGAAATTCAGTCGCAAAGCCGTCGACGCCGGCCGTCGGGAGTCAGCGGAAGGACGTCCACGAGGCAGGCTCCGCCGGTGCAAAGCGACAATCCTTCGGACATCGCAAACTCACCTCAAATGAAGAAACTTTGGGCCCGGTTCAACCGCGAGAACAACCAGGACTAAATTTTTGAGTTGAGACGGATTTCAGAACTGGTCAGATTTAGGGAGTGACGCGGCTTTGGTTGCCGCCAAATTCCT